GATCGCCACCCGCGCCAGCGCCATCCGGGCGCCAGAGGCGTGTTCCCAGGTCATCCGGAGGAACTCATTCAAATCGGTCCAGACTTCGGCCCGCGCGGTGTCACCTTCCAGAACCACATGATCGACGAGCCATGAGCGCAAGTTTCGCCCCCAGCCCCAGACATCGATCTCGATCCGGTCGCGCTGCACGTCGATCCCCGCGGTCAGGATCAGCACACCGGCAGGCGCCCTGCCCAACTGCCAATCCTCGCGCCGCTCATAAAGCCGCTGCCAATCCGGCGCCTCGCCGCGTTCTGCCCAGGTTTCGCCGAGAACGGTGTTCTTCACCGTCTTCAGGGCGGAATCGTTGCCCTGCGCCTGATCCCAGCGCCGGGCGATTTCTTCCCAGGAGAGCCACCCCAGCGGAGAATAGAGCCCCGAGATGTGGAACCCGATCACGCCCGCCGTTTCAGCCGAGGCCTGCACGTCTGGCGCAGCCGTCGCCTGCCAATCCGCCCCGTTCGCTTCATCCATCATCCAAGTCTTGTGCCGCTCGGCGATCGGCGCCTCGCAGTGTTCACACAGGTAAGCCGCGGTATCTGGCCGCCCCTTCTCCCAGCGCAGCCGTTCGAACTTCAGCCATTGCAGCCCGCCGCAATGCGGGCAGGGGACGTGATAGCGGCGCTGGTCGGTCAATTCGTACTCCCGCTCGATCCGGCTGAGGCCCTTGATCGTGGGCGTCGAGGCCAGGAAGATTTTCTTGCGGTGGCCGAAGCTGTCGGTGCGGGCCTCGGCCAGCGCCACCGGATCGCCTTCGCCCTCAAGGTCGCCCGGATAGGCGTCTACCTCGTCCAGAAAGAGCCAGCGCGCGGGCATTGACCGCAGCCCCACGGCCGAGTTCGCACCGGTCAACACCAGCTGGCCGCCGGGGAAGCGCTTGGCCAGCACCGTGTTTCCGGCATCGCGCGACCGGGCGGGCAGAACCAGCGCCCTCAGATCGGGGCTTTCCTCGATCAGGGGCTCGATCCGCTGCTGGCTCAGGCGCTTGGCCAGATCAGTCGTCGGTTGCACCGCCAGGATCGGCCCGGGGGCGCGGTGGATGCAAAAGCCGATCCAGTTGTTCCCGGCCTCGGTCGCCCCAACCTGGGCGGATTTCATGAAGACGACCCGCTGCGCCGGGTTGTTCGGTGACAGCGCCTCCATGATCGCCTTCAGGTAAGGCGTCCGGCTGGTGCGATAGGGCCCGGCCTCGGATGCTGCCCGCGACGACAGGATGCGGTGCCGGTCGGCCCATTCGGCAACTGTCTGCGCCGGATCGGGGGCCAGTCCCCGCGCCCAGGCGATGGCGATATCCTCCGCCCCTTCGAAACTAGCGAAGTTCAACTTTGACCTCCGACATCTCGGCAAGATGGCGGCGCAGGTAGCGCATCAGGGCCTGTTCCACGGCATGGGGCTCGGCCCCAAGTTCGGCTGCGATGTCGGCCGCGACCCGGGGCGGCCAGTTCAGCCAGGCATCCCGTTCCCGCCGCGCCAGATCGAAGACCATCGCCGTCGCCCGGGCGCGATCGACGACCTCGCCCTTCATCTTCTGCAACCGAACCCGGGCGGTCTGGGCCTTCAGCACCTCGTTCGCCATCCGCGCCTTAACGAAGGACACCTCGCCTCCGTCACCCGCCGCCGCTCCCGGGTCGGCCCCGGCTTCCGTCAAGGTTTCCGCCACGGCCGCGAAAGCCTGCCGCGGCACGGCCTTGGTCCCCGCGACCGCCCGCGTTGCGGCGGCCGTTCCGCGGCCCAGATCCCGGGCATGGGCGCCGCGCTGCTTGGCCGGATCGGTCGAGGCATCCCACATCACATCGGCCTTGGCGGCGTCGATCGTGCCGTCGGCCTCAAGCGTGATCCGCCCCGAGGCGATGGCCTTGCGCACGGCACTTTCATGCACCCCGCGCAAGGCCGCATAGGCGCGCCGCGACAGCCCCATCTTGCGACATTCTCCAATTAAGTCAGTGATTTGGACTTGCTCTTCGGGCGGTCTCGGCAATGTCTGCGACACCTTGAAACGGAGGTTTCCGATGCCCGCCAAGACCGCCCCGATGACCGGCTTTGAGGCCAATTGCCTCGCTGCCGCCGACCATTTCATCGCCTGCCGCGGGTCCAAACCCGCGACTCGCATCCGTGCCCGGTTCGACCGGATCGATCAGGCCGAGGCCTTCGCTGCGACCTTTGGCGACAGCCGCACGATGATCTACGCGGTCACCGCTGAAGGCCGCTCCGCCCACATCAAAAACGCCTGAAGGAGGCCCCGATGTTCACCAATCTTTCCGCCGTCCAGATCAACCGCCTCGCCCAGCGCCTGAGCGAGGCCCCCTTGGGCCGAAGCGCCAACGTGGCCGCGGCCGCCGAACGGTTTGAACGCCTGCTGGCCGCCAAGATCGGTGCCGATCGCACGCCGAAGGCGATCAAGGCGATCCTGACCGCCCCGGGCTTCGAGACCGCCGAAGGGCGCCTGGTCGCCGAGATCGACGCCTGCGAGCCGGAAGCCCCGGCAGAACTGGCGTCGCCCTCGGTTACGCCGGAACCAGCCGTCGAACCGGCGCCAGTTGCCGACACCGAACCCGCCGCCGCGCCCAGCGCCCCGCGTCGTCGCCGGGATGCCGACATCGAAGTTAAGGCCCGGCAGGGCGAACTGCCGCCGCCGCCTGATTTCTCTGCCCCGACCCACGCCCGCTTCCGGGCCAAGCTGGCCGCGCTGGTGGAACTGGCCGGGAAGGCCGATGCCACCGGCCTGCGCGCCATTTCGATCAACCCGGTTTCGTCCAGCCCCAAGGCACTGGCCCGCTACCGCGACCTTGCGGTGCTGGCGATCGAAGCCCAGGAGGGCCGGGCATGAAAATCATCCGCAGCTTCGAGCCCGGCGACCGCTATCGCTTCGACTTCGACCTTTGCTCCTGCGCCCGGGGATGGGCGCAGGTCGACACTGATCAGGATGCGTCATGGTTCGGCACATGGGCGTCGCCTGCCGAACGCTCGATCCTCAACTTCGCCGAGGGCGATGTCACCCGCACTGTCTGCGACACCGACGAAGAATTCGCCGCCGCCCTGCGCGAGATCGATCGCTGGAACCGGGATCACGGCTACGGCCCAGCCCGGATCGATCCCGGCTTCGATCCTGCGCTGAAGGCGGCGTTCGAAGCGGTCGGGCTGGGGGATATGCTGCATTGACGTGTGCCGAGATTTAGATTGCGGGCACTCCGTTGCTTGACAACGCGCTTTGCAACGCAACTGCGGCTAGCCCAGCTTGATTACTCACTTGCTGCAGGTTCAGCCGCTGTAGCTGCCGGAGGTGCACTAAAAGGCCATGCGCCCATTCCGTAGTTGAACCCTAGGGTCACGACTGCACTTGCAGCTGCCCCGACGAAGAAGCCGTAGACTAGGCTCTTTCGGGCAGCTCTCTTTGCGTCTGCAGCATCCTGAGCTCTGCGAGCCTCTTCAAGAGCTTGCCGAGCATCTTCTTTCGCTTGGCGCGCCTTCTTGCGCTCTTCCGCCGTGCTACCAGTAAACTCGGCATCTAGGCTCTGGTAGAACTGGTCGTACTCGTTGAAGAGCTCTTTGTACTTCGCGACGGCTTCGTGGGTCGGGTGTTCTCCCTCGTAAGCCGAGAGGGCACTTCTCTGACGCCGCAACGCCTGAATCCGGGTGTAGACATTGTTGGGAAGCTGCAAATCTTCTTGAAGAACAGCGATCACATTGTCAGCACGAGTCGCTAGGACGCTGACGCAAACCTTCATGCAGTCGAGACAAGTCCGCTTTAGGTGTCGGTAAGCGCCATCGATCTCTTTTGAATAATCATCGTTACCTGGCCCGAGCTTGTTCGCTCGCGCCAGGTGGGTATAGGAATTTCTGATCTCGTTGAGTACTTCCTGCGGAAACGCATCATCTACGGTGAGGGCGGCGGCCAGAGCCGGAACGACTTCACTGGTGTAATACTCAAGTACGCCTTCAACAGTAGTCGGACTGGCTCTCGTCATCTATGTGCCGGATAAGGCTCAAAGAAAGCGAAGGCTAGCCAGCCTTTGCTTTACGTCAGCGCGAGTAACGAGCCGCTTCTTCATCAGCTGTACGTTTCCGCGCGCCACGACGTCTGGGTCAGGCGACACGAACATGCCAGCGTCTTCGCCTTTCTCCTGAAGGTAGGCATCAGCATCCTTGATGCCATGCCGCTTGAGGATCTCGGCAAGGGGGTCTGCAACTACACTCATCTTCTACCTTGCTTTCGTTCGCTAAAGACGAACTCCCGCGTCAGCAGTGCTGCGCGGTGGTGAGCGCGAGAACTAGTGGCTGAGCACCTACACGTCAAGGCTGTTCGTCCAAACGAGTACCTCCTGAAGCCCCAACCCGTAGGTGCTTGTCTTGCACTCTTGTCGATAGGTTGTGGTAATCCGCATATTTAGTAGCCACGCAAGGGAGTGATTTGTCCAGAACTTTTGGCACGTCACGGCGCGCTGTCGCCGATTTGCCGCATATCGAACGCCAAGCTACCGGTCATCGCCCTGACAATAAACTGATTCGATTAACGAATCTGGCCGTCACCGAGCTCACCCCCTCGCCAGCGGCGCCACGTTCCAGAACAGCACCCGCCCCGGCCCCCGCTTGGCCAAGCACAACTCCCAAGCCTTCGCGTCATAGTGCGGATCGGCCGGAAAGGGCGCGCCCAGCGCGGCGCGGTCGCTGAACTTGCGGGGGTGGACGTGGATCGTGGCACCGGCCACCTCGCGCGGGGTGAGGTCGCGGCCGATCTGGACGACGTGGCGGCGGGCTTTCGGCCAGGCGGCGGCGAGGCCGCGGGCGAGGACGCCGGACCCGGCGGCGCACCAGACCTCTTCGGGATCGAAGGGGGCCAGGCGGGCAGCGGCGGCGATCGCTTCGACCGCGCCGGGCATTTCGGCGCCGAAGGGGATCAGGCTGGCGCCGGTATTGCGGCAGTATTCCCGGGCGCGGGATTGCACCACTGACAGATAGCCGGGGCTGATCGGCACGACCTTGGCGCCGAGGCGGGCGGCCTCGAGCGTGCGCGGATGCGGCCGGGTGCGGGCGGCGACGAAGATTGTGGCGCGCTTGCCAAGGCGCCGGGCGACGGTGGCGATTGCAGTCTGGGCGCCGCCCTCGGGCGGGCTGGCATAGACTGCCTCCTGCACCCCCTCGAAGACCTGCGCAATGAACCGGGCCTTGGTGCCGCCGGGGAAGAGATCGTCGCGGACAACGGCAATGCCGTGGTGCATTTCAAGGATCGGAGCGGTCATTGGTCGTCCTCCGGGTCGTCGCTGGGTTCGCCATCGGCCGCTTCGATCTCGCCGAACTCCACCGGCCCGCAGGCCTCGGTCGCCTTGCGCGGATCGCCCTTGCAAAACACCAGCACGTTCTGGTGGGTCCGGCCGAGCTTGCGGGCGGCGGTGAACTGGCGGCCGACCCGGATCGGAAGCGAACCCACGGCCGTGACAAGGATCGCGTCATTGTAGAAACGAGCACCGGCGGCCTCGAAGGCTTCGACCGTCAGGCCAGGCAGGTTGACGAAGAAGCCGCCCTCGTCGCGGACGTCGCCGATAACCCAGACGGCGAAGCGGTTCGGCTTAAGGCGGGCCACGGCCTGGGCGATGATCTCGCCCTGTGCCTTCAGGAAATCGGCCAGGGGCATGGTGGAAAGGTCCGAGGGGTCATCGGAATAGCGTTCGAGGTTCCAGTAGGGCGGGCAGCTGAACACCAGATCGGCCTCGATGCCAGCAGCTAGGCGGGCCAGAGCGCGGCTATCCCCGGCGATCCAGCGCGGGGCCGGGTCGCCCGCCAGATCGGCCTGCGCCTGGTTCGCAGCCACCTGTTCGGCGCGGAGTTCGATCCCGACATAGGGGCGGCCAAGGCGGGCAGCGACGATGCCGCGAACGGAGCCCCCGGCGAACGGGTCCAGCACCGTGCCGCCCGGCGGGCAGAACCAGCGATAGGCGATCTCGCACAGGACGGGATCGAAGATCGACGTGCCGGAGGCCGTGGGGGCATCCGAGGCGGCGTAGTGGTCGGCAAGGAATTCTTCTGTCGTCAGTTCCCGGCCAAGTGCGGCCTCCTTGGCGCGCTTCTTGGCGTAGAAGGAGGGATCGCCCGAGGTGTGCGAGGGCATCAGCACCCCGCCATTCTGCGGGACGGCTGATGGTGATGTGGGGCCAGCGCCGACGACATGCTCGCCGCGCATCAGGTCTTGGCCGAAGGTGCGGGCGGGGCCCTTAGCCATGGGCGGCCTCCTTCCGGGTGCGCTTGCCCTCCTTGTGGCGATAGTGGTCGATGTCCTTGTGGATCGGCGCCGGGTCGGCCGTGCCCATGCCGGGGACGGCGGGGAAGGACTTCTCGCCCGACCAGCCGCGGTCCAGAGGGCGGGGCGCACCGCCGGGGGCAGCGCCGCGGCCGAGCTCAGAACGGATACCCAGATCCAGCCAGGCGCGCTTGCGATCCTGCCACCAGCCCTTGCGGGCCTCGAAGACCGAGAAGGGCGGGATGCCGAAGCGTTCGGCAAGGTTGGCAGAGGGGGCAGGGGCAGCCGCGCCGCCGCTGGCGCCTTCGCCATCGGCATCGCCGTCACCGCCGCCCATGCCGAAGCCTTCAAACCCGGCCATGATCTCGTCGAGTTCGGTCTCGTCGAAGCCGATCAAGTCCAGATCGAAATCTGCCTCGCGCAGGGCCGCCAGTTCCGACCGCAGCAGGTCATCGTCCCAACCGGCATTTTCGGCGATGCGGTTGTCGGCGATCACCAGTGCCCGGCGCTGGGCCTCGGTCAGATGGTCCAGCACGATCACTGGCACCTCGGTCAGGCCCAGCGCCTTCGCGGCCATCAGGCGGCCGTGGCCTGCGATGATCACCTCGTCCTCGCCGATCAGGATCGGGTTGGTGAAGCCGAATTCGGCGATCGAGGCCGCGATCTGGGCGATCTGATCCTCGCTGTGGGTCCGGGCATTGCGGATGTAGGGAACCAGCCGGTCAACCGGGAGTATGTCGATCTGAAGCATGGGGCGGGGCCTTTCGAATGGGTGCCGGGGCGAGGTGCGACCTCAGGTGCGCACCTGCGCACCCAAAGCGCGCACCCAAGGCGCGGACCCAGATTTTTGTTCTGTCACTAGCGGTTAGTCGCGCCTAGGCCCCCCGCATACGCCTCCCTTTCGGGAGAACCTAAGGCGGGGGGCCTGCCGGGAGCGGCGGCGGGAGCAGGGGTGAGGGCTTGGAGTGAAGCGATCCGTCGCCTGCACCCTTCGCCATCTTGCCTCTTTTATGCGTCAAAACCCGGGAAAGTGTCGCGCCCGAAGTTCGACGGATCGGGCCGGTTGTCCTCGGTTTCCGCGCCGCTTTCGCGCGGGGGTGTGCGGGCGGTTGCGGTAAGGGGTTTTGCGCCCTTGCCTTTGCCCTTTGATTTGTCGAGCTTTTCCAGCTTCTTCGAAATGGTCAGAAGGGCGGCTACCCAGCGCCTCCAGGCAGTTGATCGCACTACCCCGGCGCGAATGCAGACCTGCCGCCAGCGCGCGCCTTCGGCCCTAAGCCAGACGATCCGGGCATCCTCGGGGTTCAGCATCAGGAGCCAGTCGAAGCATTCCTCCATCCTGCTAATGGCGGCTGCGCTGGGGATCACCCGCATAGGGCGTTCGGGCGTGTAGCCATAGGCGTGCTTGGCATCGTGGATCACCGGCGGCCAGGAATTGCCATAGCCACGGGGGCGGTCCTTCTCGGGCAGGTTCCTCAGGGTGTAGGCGGCTTCCTCGAGGCGATCCTCGATCTCGCGGGGCGTCAGGCGCAATGGGGGGCTCCTTGGGGGCAGGGGGGCGGATCAGTAGATTTGGTGGGCGCGCAGGGTGGCCTCGGTCACAAGGCCCGCCCGCAGCAGGGCATCGCGCTGGATGTTCGTGACGGCGCTGGGCGGAACGTAGGCGCCCGAGTTCAGCCAGGCGGCCAGGCGCGCCAATCGGTCCTCAGGGCTTGAGGTTGGGCTGCCGGGCGCAACCGCCGGGCGAGCGCTAGCTTCCCCAGCCCCTTGCGACCGTGCCGCCTGGGCGATCCGCCGGGCATGGCGCGCGGCGATCGCCTGGGAGAAATACTCCCACGTTCGGATCGGGCTGCCCCGGGCTTTTTCGGTGCGGTCTGCGATCACCGGCAGGACGTCGAGGTTCAGGTCGAACCCTGCCTTCAGCCAGGCGCCGATCGTCGCCGTGGTGGCGGTGATCGCCGCCCTTGCCGCCGGGGTCACGCCCTCGCCGCAAGCCGCCAGGCAGGCGGCCTCTGCCCCGTCCAGATCGGGGCCGTCATCCTCGGTCGAAGCCTCGGTCCGGCCCTCGCGCGTCGCGCCCGTGTCACGCGCGGTAGTAATTACTGGTTCTTTACTTACAGGGTTAGTGTCCAGATTCTGGACACGGCTTTTCGCGAATTCTGGACACGGCTCTGCCCCTGACCCATGTCCAGAATCTGGACATGGCTTGAGGGCGAAATCCTCCTCGAAGCCGAGGAAGTACCGGGTCGTCCGCTGGCGTTTCGTGTCGTCATCGAGGCGCCGTTCGCGGCGGATCAGCCCGGCCTGTTCCAGCTTGTCGAGGTGGGTGTTGAGGCTGGCGCGGGAGATTTCGGCATCGGCCGCCAACTGGTTCTGCGACGGAAAACACCCGTAGTCCGGGTTGTGCCGGTCGCAGAGATGCCAGAGGACGAGCTTGGTCGCAGGCGCAAGCCCACGCTGCTGGATCGCCCAGTTGGTGGCTCGATGGCTCATAGCGTGGCCGTCACCGTGAGGCGGCGCACAATCGCCTCCATCAGCGCGATCCGCAAATGCGCGTCGTCCTGGCGCATTTTCCCGGCCCGGACCCGGGCCCAGTAAAACTGGCGCCGCAGGTCAAGTTCGCGCTGGGCTTCGGTGATCAGGGCGGAGACCGGGAACCGGCCCTCTGGGGTGATCTTGCTCATCGGCGCCCCCATGTCAGCGCCGCCCGGCCACGGCCTTGTGCTGGCCGGTTTTGCGGGCCTCCTGATCGCGCAGCCAGTCGCGGACGGCCTCCTTCCGATAGAGCACCTTGCGGCCGACCCGGACACAAGGCGGCCCCACGCGCCGGGTCTCCCAGCGCTGCAACGTGTCGACGGACAGGGCCAGTTGACGGGCCAGCTCGGCCCGATCAAGCCAGCCATCGAGCAGCGCCGGATCGGCGCCCGCGTCTTTCAAGGGATTGGTATCCATGAGTTTCTCCTCGCGCCGCCGCCCCGGGGTTCGGGGCCGGTCATCGGCCAGGAGAGGCAAGCACACGAGGGCGACCGGCGAAGAGGCGGAAACCGGCGGAAAGGAAAAGGGAATTACGCCGGTCCCTTTCAACAGTAGTTCAACCGGCGAAACGGGCCCTCCAACCGGCTTGATCGGCGACGGGTTTATGACAATCTGAGGGGGAGCAGTTCACAACAGATTCGCCACAACGTCATCGCGTCCACAAGGGCGGGGTGCACGGCCCCTGTGCGTTCAGGGGCTGGAGAAAGGAGGGCGGTAGCGGGGGGCAGGTAATGGCGTTTGTCGCCCGGAATTTCTATTCGGTTCTCGAAACTTCATTCCGCTGGGAATGCAGCCAGACCGAAATCGTCGAACTGGCAATGGCCGAGAAAATCGACTTGGTCATTGCTTTGCCGAATGTCCGGTTTGACGATGGCACGGAAGCTCGGATGGGTGTGATCGAGGGTGGGGTCGTTCGCCCGCTATTCCGTGCCTACGGCATTCTGGAAGAACAGGTCTTTATCCGCCAGGCACGCCCTCCCAATTGCGGTTGGAAGCGCATCGAAGAGCCCAAGGAGGGCGTCAGGGTGATGGCGCCGGATGTACTGATCATGGCGGCCGAAGTTGAACGGTTCGAAGATGAAAACGGCCTCGTGCGGCGGGTTGTGTCAGGCCCCGGCGCACAGACACGATACGACTGGGACGGGTTCT